TTAATTAACTTACGTTGTAAATAGCCACTATCTGACGTCTTGATTGCCGTATCAATTAAACCCTCTCTTCCCGTCATATGATCGAAATAAAATTCATGGGGTTCAAGTCCACTAAAAAATGAATTAACAATAAAACCGCGTCCAATTGCGGTATCATCATTTTGTGAAAAATGGACTAAAGTGCGACCATTAACTTTCTTTTTAATACGTTCGAATTGAAGAACACCTTGACCGATGCCTCCAACAATTTTACCAAAGTTAAGATCATTACCTTTTGATTTGGATTCAATCATAGCATAAAAGTTATTACCTGAATTAGTTTTTTTCATAGCCATTTTTGCAAGTTCTCCTTGTGCAACTGTTAAAAGGGAATATATTTGTTTCTCAAATGTTTCAGCATCTAATAGATCTGGAAAGTTTTCAATTTCTGTGATCAAATGTTGAATTTCTAATGTTTTCTCTTCCAAATATTTACGCATTTCTAAACGATCAGCTTTAGGGAGAATAGCATCACCCATACCAGTTGTAAATCCTTTTGTTAGGAAATAATTAACAACCAAACGTTGGCTATTATCAATAAAATCTTTAGTTAAAGCAGGTCCATGACGATCCCAAGAGTTTCCGATAATATTATCATTTAAAATAGAACCATTAACAGTGCCTTTAACAAGTTCACTATTTTTGATTTCTATTTTTTCACCATTAATATAATTAATTGTTGGTGGGATAATAGTTGAAAACAATCTATGTGTATTCATATTAACTTTTTGTAGTTTCTTGATTTGTGGATCAATATTATTACAATTCATTAAAATATTCATTGCATCCATCCAATTTACATCAATAGCTTTTTCAGTAATGAGGAAAGAACCAACAACAGTATCTTGTTTTAATTTGATAATGGTTCCTGAATAACGAGGAGTTATAATATGTTTACTAACACTCGCAATATTTGCAATTTCCATCTGTGTTTGGATCTGTTGAGGAACAAACATATTCATCTCATCTCCGTCAAAGTCAGCATTGTATGGAGTTGTAACGCTCACATTAATACGAAAAGTAGCAAGTCTATCATCATTAATAACTTTAACACGGTGACACATCATAGAAAGTTTATGTAAGGAAGGTTGTCTGTTAAAAAGAACAGCATCACCATCTTTAATATGTCTTTCAACAATATCACCAGGTTTTAATCGGATACCTTGTTTTCGGTATCTAAGATCGATAAGATGGCTTTTACCACCTCGAACATTTACTGGTTTAACTGAGTTAGCACCTGGATAAATTGATCTACCATTTTTCACCAATTTATTCATTTCATCTATATTATATAATGTAACTACTTCTGGGAATGTAATGTTCATCGCAATTTTAATTGGAACACCCAATTCATCTAATGATAAATTTGGATCAGAAGTAATAACAGTACGAGCCGAGAAATCAGTTCTTTTACCCATTAAATTACCTCTGATACGTCCAGTTTTACCTCGAATACGATCCGAAATAGATTTGGTAGGTTTGCCACCAGATTTTTGTTCAGATTTAGGTAAACTCATATTTTCATTATCAAAATATGTTGCAATATGATATTGTAATAATGCAATATTATCATCTAAATATTTTGGTTTTTCACCACTTGTATCTTTGTCCATTTGTTTCCTAATACGAATATTCATCTTCACAATGTCCACTAATTTACTAATTAACATATCTTCATAATTTGTTGTTGACATACTCATTTTAACAGATGGACGAATCGTAATTGGAGGAATTGAGAAAATCTTAATAATAAAATTCTCAGGTCTACAAATTAATGGATCAAATCCCATTATAGCATAATCCTCATTACTCACATTTTTCAATATATCATAAACCATTCGAGGTGTTAATATTTCTCGAATCTTTTTCTTCTTATCACCACCTAAAGTATTAGAACCTTCTTCACTACCATTAGATTGAAGATTTGTTTCAGCAATAATTTGAATAATACCAGATCCTTTCTTAACATCTTTCTTAATTTTAGCAACAGGCACACCACAATTTTGATCTGTTCTTGCACAATATGTAACATTATTTGTTAATTTTTTGATTTCAGCAAATCTATTTTTACCTTTCTTTGTTGAAGTTAAAATATCTTTCATTTCATCTTCAGATTTGTAAATTAATAATTTTGCACATCTAATACAAATACAACTTAAAACATTCTTAACTATATCTAAATATCCAAAGTGAAATACTGGTTCAGCAAGATCTGTATGACCACTATGTCCATAACAATTACTTGAATTTAAACCACATGTTGCGCAATATACACCTAAATCTGTTGTTCCAAGTCTTGTATCTAATAAACCGCCACGTGTTGCCTGACCATCAGTTATAATATCAGTCTGATTAATACCATGAATATCTGATTTAACAACTGACATGTTTTTAACCTGTTTATTTGTTAATACCTGAAATTCAATTCTATTAATTGGCACTGATTGATTGAGTATTTCATAGTTCATGTTATAATAATAATATATAAATAATTTTTATATTATTATTATCAATTGGTAATAATTTCAATTATTATTATATAAGCCGACAATACCATATCTATATATAATATATCGTATATACCTCCAATTATAAGTGATATAAAAACTATATAATATTAATATATCATACATATGAGCAAGTATAACACAAAAAATGTACCTAAAACAAATAAAAAGGACCAAAAAAATATTACAGCAACATCCAGTAATTTTAATCTTTATTCACTTTTATTAATGGATGATGTAGAAGCTAATGAATTTGAGCCAACTATTTCCAAACCACAAATTCAACCACCATCCCCTCAAAAACTTGTCCAACCATCAGTCAAACCGTCAGTCCAACCATTAGTCCAACCATCAGTCCAACCGTCAGTCCAACCATTAGTCCAACCATCAGTTCAACCATCAGTTCAACCATTAGTTCAACCATTAGTCCAACCATCAGTTCAACCATTAATCCAACCATTAGTCCAACCATTAATCCAACCATCAGTTCAACCATCAGTTCAACCATCAGTTCAACCATCAGTTCAACCATCAGTTCAACAATCAGTTGTTGATGTAAAACACAGTGTTAGTTTAGATAATTTTGGTTTAGTTAAATTAAATACACCATGGACATTATGGTTTCATCATGATCCGAATGATTGGAATTTATCAGGTTATAAAAAAATAGCTACATTTAGAACGGTTGATGAATATTTACGTATAATGTCACATATTCATATGGTTACGAGTATAAAAACAATTAATCTTTATTTATTCAGAGATGGAATAGAACCGACTTGGGAAGATCGTGCGAATTCGAATGGTGGTTTTTGGAGTATAAAAGTGTCAATGGAAACGGGATTGGGTATTTGGAAAAAGATGTGTGATAAGACGGTATGTGAATCGATTTTAAAAACATCAGGAGAAACAGATATAAATGGAACAGTGAATGGTATTTCAATTACGAGTAAATTGATGAATACGATTGTAAAAATTTGGGTATCAGATCGTAAAGTAAGTAATAACCAATGGATAGACACAGATATTTTGGAAGGTGTAAATTCGAAAATTATTTATCAGGCGATAACACCAGAACATTAAATAGATTTAAAAATAGATTTAAAAATAGAATTAAAAATAGTTAATAAATAATAATAATATTAGTAATAATATTATTATTATTATTAGTTTGGACTTAACTAGATGTATAAAAATAAAAGAATGGTTACATTTTCATTTATAAAAATAAAATAAAGGAAATGTAAATATACAATGTGAGGCATATTAATTAACCGAATTATTACGATATAATCGTCGTAATAATGTGAATTATATTAATATACCGTGATTGTATATAAAATAACATAATATTGTTGGATTCATTAAGAACTTAAAATATCAATTTTTTAATATATGATATATGATGTATTATAATTGATTAATTTTCGATATCAGCATGGATATCATCATCATTATTTTTTTCGATATCAGATTCAGAGTCATCTTTTTCTTCAACAGATTTATGTGAGAGAACGAGGAAAACTTGTCCGAGATTAGCGATTTGATATTTAATAATGAGTGGATAATTATTTTTCATATATAGGTCGATATTATGGCATAAATTAGAACATTTAGAGAAGAGACTAAGATTACGAAGATCATAAACACCTTGAATAATGAGATCTTTATTAGATTTATTATCGACGGATGTATCAGATTCTTTAGCTTGTAGAACAGTTTTTTGTGAAGCGAACTCGCCTTTACCGGAGAAGATGAGTGTATTTCTATTAAGTGGTCCATCAACAAAAGCGATATTAACAGTATCACAAATGTTGGACATATCTCTAATAATTTTTTGGAAATCATTAGATTGCATAGTTACGACTGCTTCAAATTCTGAGTTTTGAATATTAATATCATTATTTTCAGAATCCAGAATATTTAATTTATAAGTGGTGCTTGTATTTTTTTCTAAATTTTCAATTTTAATACCTAAATGGTTCATATCATTTTCTTCTAAAAACAATGTTAGCATTTGATCATCATTACTGATAGTTTTAATAAGTTTATAGAAACACATCATATTGATACCGATCATAATAGGTTTTTTAGATTTAACATAAAATTTTTCGAAATTTTTAGCTGGTAATTTAAGACGAATAAGTACAGATGTACTTTGATTCATAGCAACAACAGAAATTCCGGAAGCCGAACTAATTTCACCATCACTATCAAAAAATACTGGTGTACATTTAAGAGTTGCATCTTTAAGAATTTCTTTAAGAGCTTCAATTAGGATTCTAAATGCTGAAATTTGTAAAGTTTTAATTTCAAGAGCATATCCGGGAGTAATAGTTTCATTAGGTCCAAGAATAGCTGGATTGGTTGAAGGGGAAGCTGCGTTATTATTTTTAGAAGGAATAGTATTCATAATAAATATTATAAATCTTTAATATTTATATACTTTAAAAATAAAAATTTCAATCATTTTTTTTATAATAGTATATATTATATATATATAATGGTTCATAAATATGCACTTGTTAACCCTATTATCGTTGGTTCATTGAACACCATAGTTGAAGCCGACAATAGCGCTTTAGCTGCTAAAGAGATTTATAATAAAATTTCTCCATTTTTTAGTAATGCACAGTCAAAAATGATATTTACTATCCAAAAACTAAGTAGTAAAAAAAACAAAACACAACTAGGAGGTAGTGACGCTGTTTACTATAATTTTAAAGTAAAAGAAGTTCCTAAAGAAAACAAAGAAGTTGTATTTACTATTTCTACTCATTCTGGTAAAGTAGATTACTCACATCTTGGTAATTCTATTAAACATGTTCTCGGTAAACTTGAAAAAAAAACTGATATTGATCAAACTGAAGACGGATCCAATTTAAGTGGTGGAGCTAAAAACGAATCAAAAAAAGAACGCCATGACTCCGAATCTGAATCTTTTGATCGATTATTAGAAGAATTAGATGATGAAGAAAGTGTTATGTTCCCTCGTAATAGATCAACTAAATCAATACCACCACCATATATTAATCCATATGTTAATCCATATTTCCCATCTTTTTTCACACCTACTCTGGTCGATCCTATCAGTTATTATTGGTATTCTGATATTTATTTAGATACTCCTCGTGTGTATTTTCCATCATTTATCCCATCTATCAGTCCAAGAATCATCTTAGATAGAAGTCCAGTTATTACTGTATCTAAACCTGCTACTGTTACGGTTGATCTCGATTTTAGTTAAATATTAATATTAACATACCAACCATCATTAGTCATCATAATATTTTTAATAAAATACTTGTTATCATCTTGTTTAAAATAATGATTTATATAATATTTAATGTATGTATATATTTCATTAACATATATATTTGGATTTTCTGTATGATACCAGATCTTATCATACATTTTACCATTTTTTATTACAACTATTGGCACTTTATATTTTTTATTTTGATGATCATATCTTATTAAATATTCTGGAGTATATTTTGGACCAAGAAAATCTACCAAATTACTATTTAAATTATCATTCCCTCCACCTATATAATCTAATTTTGTAAGATCAATTTTTTGTTTTAATTTAATAAACCATTCATTAATACCATCATTCATATTATCTTCATTTATAAATTTTTCACCTATCCATGTTTCATTTATTTCTAATATATTATAATCTGAATCTGTTATTTCAAACATTTTTCTTAATATATCTTGATTCAATCTATATTTTGTTTTTAAAGTATATTTTTCCTCATCAAAGAAATTTTTTAATACTCTTATGTTCTGAATATAATAATTATCACTATAATATTCATTCAATTTATCAATATATTTTTGATATTTATTATTAGAATTTTTATTATTGGTCCGAGATGATGGACCATCCATTTCATAAAATGGAAATTCTCTAAAACTACTATATTTTAACATATATAATGATAATATATAATATTTTTAAATTTATTGTTTTTTTGGTGCCTTTCCTTTCCCTTTTACTGCCGATTTTCTTGCCAGTTTATATGTCTCTGTTATCTCTCTATTCTCTAATATCATTTTTGTTAATTTATCAATCATCTCAACATCATCAAATGATTTTACTAAACATTTCTTAATATATTCTTCATTAATCGACTCTTTCTTTTCTCCACGTTTTTTCTCTAATTTACCATCCTTCACTTGTATCTCATTCGTATCACTGTTATTCATAAATAATAATATTTTGGATTCTATTTGTGTCTTCTCATCTTTTATCTCTTTCGCCTGTTTATTACACTCTTTAATATTATCATCTAATTTAATCCATCTTATTACCATCTTCTTTAATAAATCAACATCATATTCTGTTTCTTCATCTTCATCTTCATCTTCATCTTCATCTACCTCTTTTATAACCGCATTAACATCTACAATAGATGCATTTGATGTGTTAATTGGACTAATATATTCTTCTTTAGGTTTAGATTTATACGTTTTTTTATCAACAATTTTATAAGATGATAATGCAGTAATATTATCATTTAAAATATGTAGATCCTTGTTTGAAATATCATTATCAAGATTATCTATATTAATTTTATTGATTTCCATAAATATATTATAATAATGCTTCCTAAAATATTTATTTAATAATTTCCTATAATATTATTTATTAAGATGATGATATTTTTTTAATTTTTTATTACAATATTTGGTCCTAATGTATAATTTAATAAAATTAAAAACAAAAATAGAAGTTTTAATAAATAATAATGGTTCATTAAATGGATAATATGTGATTGTATCAGTCATATTGTATATATTATATATATATATATTTATATTTATATATAATAGAAATAAAGTTATAAAATTTAAGCATACATGCTTTTAAGATTGGTATCAGGATCAATAGTGCTGTTGTTCCATGGGGAGATAACAAATTTAGGACAAGGGATATTTCCTCTTAGATCTTGAGATGCATTTTTCTTAGAACTACCTTGAGTGTCGACTCCGATTTTGTCAGGTGTGTTAATAGTTAAATTGGCATCATAATAATTGATGGTAGGTCTATTAACATTATATTCATTAACGTCATTATCGGTAGGTAAAAGATCACCAGAATTGAGATTACTATTAACGGCATTTTGTAGTTTATCATAGTTGAAGGTGGAAGGTGCATTGAGGGAGGCTCCTTGAAATTTAGTTGGGTTAGGTCCTGGAACAATATTTTCAACTTGTGGTTGTTCTTTGAAGATGTCAAGAGGTAGGGTATTAAGATTAGTAGTTTCAGAAGGAGGAGCGGAAAGAGATGCTAAATTTTTATTAGTATTTTCAGCGATTTTTTGTCCAACAGAGTCAATTATTTGTGAATTGATGTTTGGTGCAGCAGTTTTGTTTTTGACAAGATTGTTAAGAAGTTCAGCTGAAGCAGAAGAAGAAGCATTGTCGTATCCTTCAACAGATTGTCTGTTCATAGTATATAATAGAAAAACAATAACTGCAATTAAAATTAAAATACAAAAATTATCTCGAAACATTAAATTATTATATTATTAAGATAGATAAAATAAATAAAAATTGAAATAAATATTAATATTTATTTTATCTAAATTAAAAAAAATATATTGTTTTTATAATATATATATATTTAATAATGACAAGTGAAAACAGAAATTTTTCGAGAGATATAATAAAACTATATTTAAATAATCCTGAAGCAATTCGAATTGTTTTTGATTATAAATTAAATTCTGGTCCTATCAATTCTACTGACAATGATGGTAATAACCTACTACATCACATCGTATTAAAAAACGACATAAAAACACTAACATCTCTTGTTAATGGTTCAAATGTCAGTCAAATTATCAATCACCAAAATAACAGAGGTGATACACCAATTCACATTGCAGTTAGAAATCAAAACGAAGAAATTGCGAAAATGTTAGATAATAATGGTGCTGATTTAAAAATTAAGAACAGCAAAGGAGAAAATGTAGCTTCTTCAGAAGAAGAAGGAAAAAATCAAAATAAAAGTAAATCGTGTAATATGTGGAAACATTTATCGACTGATTTCAATAATTCAATCAATTTGTCAGATCTGGAAGATTCCTCAATACCTGTAAATAGAAACAGATCTATTAATAACATAATGATTGATGGGAAAAATGTTGATCTGAGCGAATCTGAACGTTTTATTAAAGAACTCGCAAAAGAACTTGTTAATATTAAGAGAAATAAAAGATCACATATGATCAGTCTCTCGGGTGGAGGTGCCGATTCACTCCCAACTCAACAATCTGAATCCACATTTGTTGTTAAATTCGCTGATGATGAACAAGATGGTGGCGCTCCAATGCCACTTAGACGAATGCGTAGACATAGCAGATCTCATTCTCGTTCTCGTAGTAATAGCCGAACAAAACCCAGTGAAAGTTCCGATATTCACGACCAAGTTGTTGCTAAATTAAAAGAATTAACCGGTAATGAAGACGATGCACGAGCTATCAAATCAGGTCTATATAATATGGTAAAAGAACAGAATCCAGAAGCCAGTAATTTAGAGAGAGCTAAATTGATGCAGAAATATATGGAAGATCAAAAAATTATGAAAGGATTAATGTCTCGTATGGATGAATTCAAAGCAATTCTCGCAAATGTACGAAAAATGAAAGAACAACAAGGCAAACCAATCTATAATAAAGATTCAAATAATAAATCCGATAAACCTAAATCCGATAAACCAAAAAAATCAAAAAAAGCTGATGTATAAACATCAATAAAATTATCCAAATTATTAAACCAAATATTAATTAATAATTAATTATTTATTATTAATTATTAATTATCAATTAATCTAACTTCAATCATATACATATAATATATAATACCATATGAATCATCATTTTCCCATAAAATTTCAGGATTTACTACTATATCATATCTATGACCTGATTTATGGTATTCTGACAATTTTTTGATATCTATATTGTCTGCAGTTAATAGTATATCTTTTGAATCCCGTTTTAACATCACCTTCAAATGTTTACTTATTTCCCTTTCCTTTATTATACTATAAAATGACTTCTTTTTCATACCATCACCTACATTATTCTTAATAACATCTTCAAATTTATTAATTAAAGAAATATTATCATCATAATTTAGATCTTTTTCAAATAATTCAGAATTAATAAAAAAATTATTATTAAAAAACTGTGGATTGAATGGTAATCGAACGTTAAAAAATTTAAGGAATATAGGTTTATTATTACCATCAGATAGCCTATATAATTTTTTTTGACTTGTGTTTTTAAAAAACTTAATATTAATTGTGTCCATATGATACTATTAATATATTTATTTATTTATTTATTTATAAATCACTTATTTCATTTATTAAATCAAATCTATTTCTTACTCTATATATCTGAGGACCATCTTTGTTTTTAGTTACATATACTAATGATGGATATCCATTAATTGATTGTATTAATTCCGTTATTTTGTCTAATGATGGTATAATATCTCTTAATATGTCACATTTATTAACATTTTTAAGACATGAAGGAGCATCCTGATAACCTAATTGTATCTGTGAATTACATTCATTTATTTGTTTTTGACAATCCATAAAATCGGTGTGTTCAATCTCTCTAAAATCATAGACATTTTTATTATCTAATTTTAATTGTTCCCATATTGGTTTATATGTTTTACAATGACCACACCAATCAGCATAAAATAAAATTACTGTTCCTTTTTTTATGAAACTATTCTTTTGTTCAACATTCAAATCTGATTGTTTTTTTATTGTATTTTCATCAGTCATCTGTTCCAATTTACAGTAATTAAAATGATAATAAATAAGAAAAAGGAAAGAAAATATAATAACAATATGGTACCATTTAATAGAATACAACATTTTATATAATTTATAATATTAATACAACATATTTTATTTATATTTTACAGTCAAATATTATATTATTAATGAAATATTTTCCATCATCATTGTAAAATACCCTATTTTTAATCTCATATAATGACGATTCTATCGTAATATTTATATTATCTCTTTCAACTTCACCATAGAAGGAACGATTTTCAGAATTAATCATTTGGTTTATAATAGAACCTTCACTTTCTATTTTATTCGTAACTGTTCTACTAAATATTGACTTATTATAAGTAATTAATTCACTTAAAATATATGTAGCAAATACTAATATTGTATTATATTTATCATCTGTTGGAGATATATTAAAGTTATCCATAAAATATATAATATTATTATTAATAAATATTGACAATACAATTTCAATCCAACGAGAATCGTCATTTGATTTATTGTTAAGAGCATTAATTATATAATTAATTATGATAGATACATCATAAAATGTATATTTTTTTATAATATCATTATAGTAAAAATATCGTGGATTATTATTTTTGGAATATAAATATGCCATATTAACAAAATTATTAATATATTTTTGTTGTAACATTTGTATGTTGTATGTATCATCTATATTATTTATGTTAAATAATATACCTATATTATTTATATTTTTTATTATATTTCCATATGATAATGTACGTAACCACGGTTTTTCATCATATAATAAAAAATTATTTAAATATTTTACGTAGCATTTAGAACTTAAAATATTTTTTATGGTACTATTATTAGTTATATATGGATTATATGAATTAAAAACGGAATGGAACAGGTCAATATGAATTTTATTGAATGGTTTAGATGATTGTTTCAAATTTGTTGATATAAAAAAATGTTCTTTAATAGAAATAAATTTATATATTATAAAAATAAATATAATAAAAAATAAGGAAAATAATATCATAAATTGTCTATATATTATTAATGTCAAAAATATTTAATAATATAATAGATAATTGTGTTGATAAAATATCTAATGATGATAAAATTAAAAATAAATTAGAAAATGATATTATTAATCCTGCTATTATTAAAGCATATAATAGATTAAAACCATATATATTTATCATATTATATATGTATGGTATCATTGTATTGTTGTTAATTGTTATTATATTATTATTAATTTTCAAAAAAAAATAAAATTATTATATCTTATATCTATATATTTAATGAACATTGTTACAAATACATTATTGATTTTTATTTTTATTTATATTTCTCTGATTATTGGAGTTCCTGGTCTCGATCACACCAATCTTATTAAAGATAAATTTTATTTATTTGGAGGTATTTTTATCTTCCAATTATTATTGAAATCAATTTATAAATTGAGATATAAATGTAAAAATATTGATATCAAGTCCATTATACAAGAATCTTTTTTTGTTGCAATTCTTAGTATCATTGGATTTTCCATCTATTTTGATTTAGTTACAATGAATTATAGTCGTGATTTTATGATTTCTTTTTTACATAATAAAAATTCACATGCATTCCTAATTGCTTCTATTATTAGTATATTCATTCTTTTCTCACTTGTTTTCGAAACGATTGTAACTGGTAAAAAAGATGAGTGTGAAATTAGTGAATAATTATAAATTAGTGAATAATTATTTTAACATTAATTATTTATAATTTAATATCTCTATTATTTATATAATTAATAATGAACTTTAAACTCGATAACAAATTAATTAAATATTTAATTATTATCATTATTTTATTTTTATTGATATCTAAAATACCTCAAGACAATTTACCCGGTAAAAATCCTTTCATCCTTACCTCTATTGTTATACTTATCGTTTTCCTACTTGATCAACCTAACGTCCTATTTGAAAATTTTACTGAAACACCACCATCTATTATTGGACAAACTTCTGGTGGTATGAATGAAACTCAAATACTTCCATCTTCAGAAATATTAAAAAATGCAATTAAAGAAGCAATTGCTGAATCAAATATTTCTAATACTATTTTGTCAAATAAAGAATTATCAACTGTTAAACCAAGTGAAGTGTTACCACCAGTATCAACTAATACATCCAATATTGTTCCTATAAATAGCATATCAACAAAAAATGATTCAGTGCCATTTGTTTCAAATACATTGAACCAATTCCCTGTTGAATCTATCGCCGCTAATAATGTTCCTGTTTCTGATAACGTTATTATGGAAACACTACAAAAAAATCAAGAAAGATCTAATCCTATATCTAATCCTGAACCATCTATGAATTCATCTTCAATGGCACCACCTTCTAATCCTTCTATGATATCTAATATAATTAATGAAATCAAAAATAAAATTACTAAAGAAGATAATGTTGCGTCTCCCGAATTATTGCCAAATGGATTACCTTCTACAAATTCTATTATAACTAATACAATTATTGATAATAAAGCAGATGCTTGTAATTGTGAAGATATTGCTGATAAAGCAATCACTAAATTTCTTAAAAATAGACGTATATTAGATAAAAATGGTATGTTACATTATGCGGATGACTATTTTGGTGATATGGGATATTCACAATTAAGATTAGATAATTATATACCTATGGGATCTGGAGGCGACGGAGTTTATGCATCTTGGGATATGTCTAAATATAGTGTTCTTAATACTAATAGATGGAAACCAACTGATAAAAATACTTCTAAATGTAAAACAGATGTTATGCCAGATCCTCAACCAGTTGATTCTAAAGCACCATTAAATTTAATGAACTGGGATTTTTCTCGTAAAATTATGCCGCAAGACCAAATTAATACAGAATACATTAATGACCGACTTAATAATTAATATCGTTTATAAACTTTAATATATTATTGCTCTTTTAATCTATTATATTAAATTATATTGTAAATATATAATTTAATTGTTTTAATAATATTGTTATATTAATCTGGTTTTATTCCATTTTAGATAGAGTGGGATTCACTACAACATGGAAAAACACGAAACCAAGTAGAGTAAACACTAATCCATATACCCATTTAGGATCAAATGCTCCCATAATATCAGGAGTGCTTCCTGCATTCTCGACCAAATAAAAGCTGAGAAGTCTGGCTAAAACAAGAATGGTCGCGTTTTTGACAAGGTCGGTACGAAGGGATTTTACATCAACATTTTTGAGATCAAACATTATAATATATATATAATACTATAACATATTTTTTTTTTTAATTATATAAATTTTTTATTTAATTGAAATTTCTATATAATTTTTTTATTTTTTCATTGAGTTATAATTTATATTTTTTTTTAATTAATTATTTAATGAATTCTAAATTATTATTTATCGGAATTATTATCCTCTTTTTATTTTTTTTGTTCCAATATTATACTACCACTAAAAAATTAACATCTGTTACCAATCAATTAAATAATATTACATCTAAATATAATCAACTACTTATCAGTTCTAATCAATCTAATCATTTAATTGACAATAATAACCATAATAATACTTTGACTCTAACTCCTCTCGATTTTAACACTGATAATAATCCCGATGTTACTAAATCAATTTCTCAATATTTTGAAACACATCCTACTGATATAATAATTAATAATAACCAACCATCACAAACAACTTTATTATGTAATGAAAATATATGCTATATTACACCTTTACAACTCAATAATAATAATAATAATAATAATAATAATAATAATAATAATAATGATGATGAATATAGTTATTCTAGTAGTTCAAATAATGATGATGATGATGACGACGAAATTATGTTTGATAATGATCTTAACACAATTAAACACGAAAATCAAAAAACAACGTTTGATTTACCTTCTTCATCTTTTAGGATGAAAAACGAAAATGAAACTAAAAAAATTCTATTAGATCTAAAAACTGATCTAATTAAACAATATCAAGATATAAATACAAGTCTTAGTTTTACCGAATTAATGAATAATGACGAACATAACGAAATAAATCCAATTATGGCGCCGTTTGTTTCGTGTTTATTGAATAATATCTCGAACGATGCATTTGTTCCAATTAAAGGAGAATATTCAAATAGTATATCTATATTATTACACGATGTTTCTCTTCAAGAAACGCAAACAAAAAAAATAAATCAAAATAATACAGAACCAATTATCGAACTAGTTGACGAACCAATTATTGAACAGTCTGTTGAACCAATTATTGAACCAACTTTTGAATTAACTGTTGAACTAACTGTTGAACCGTCTATTGAACCAACTGTTGAACCGTCTATTGAACCAACTGTTGAACCAATTATAGAACCAATTATTGAACCAATTATTGAACCAACTATTAAACCAATTATTGAACCAATTATTGAACCAATTATTGAACCAATTATTGAACCAATTACTGAACCAATTATCGAACCAATTATCGAACCAATTATTGAATCAACAGTAGAACCAACGGTAGAACCAATTACCAGATCAATAATGGTCAATAACATCGATGATAAAGAATTATATAATAAATATAATAAATTAAAACTCGAAGATTTAAGATTAAAATGTATTGATAAAAAAATAAAATTAAGTTATAATAAAAAACAAAAAAATAAAGGTGAATTAATTGCTGAATTAATTTCTCTACATTAATACAAAATAATATCTATAATTAATTATATATATATATATGAACCTCGATAACAAATTTGGTGAATGTTGTAAATGTCCTGCAAAAATACAAGATGGGCGTATTTATACATCTTATGTCCCACGTAGAGATTATAATACCAATATTATGAAAGAAGTTAAAGCAAGTGATTCACATCAATATAGATCAATATTACAAGCACAGGGAGAATCTATTATTACTGCTATTCAAACTAATTTAGAAAATACTTATAGATGCACTAACAACGGAACAAATATTTTTAACAAATCTGTTGACATACATAAATTTTTTAATGATCAATTACAATCAGAACTAAATAAACCAGTATCTGAAGTGTCTGGTATCAATACTTAATTTTCAATTACTTAAAACAATATATTATTAATAATAAATTATTACTATTATTCATATTATATTTTAATTTATTTTAATCCATGTTGATGAAGTTCCATCATAATAATACTCATATGCATTTGAATTTGTTATTGATTGACCATTTATTTGTAACAAACTAATAAATGATACAGGATTCGTTATGACAATTTTTATTATTTGACCATCAATACCAACACCAATTACTATATTTTTAAAAATTGTTATATTTAATGTTAATATTGATATATATTGATTAACAATAAATGTTCCTATCGTATTTCCATTATCAGCATCAACGACAGTGTGAATATATGCTGGTGTAATTATTTTCTTGGACACTTCCAAATTTCCATTTAATTTTAAAGATCCTGTAATACCAACATCTCCATAAAAATTAGATGGTCCAGTTATACCTAAAGATCCTGTAACACCTAAATTACCGTAAATATTAGAGTTACCATAAAAATTGGAGGGTCCAGTTATACCTAAAGATCCGGTAACACCTAAATCACCATAAATATTAGAGTTACCATAAAAATTGGAGGGTCCAGTGATACCAAAAGATCCGGTAACACCTAAATCACCATAAATATTAGAGTTACCATAAAAATTGGAGGGTCCAGTGATACCAAAAGATCCGGTAACACCTAAATCACCATAAATATTAGAGTTACCATAAAAATTGG